GAGCCTTCAACTCTGTTTGGGCAGATGCTAGATGTTCTGAAGACATAATTAGTCAGTAAACTCAGTTAAGTACAAATTAGATGTAGTTGAACCTGCTCTGATAAAACTAGCCACTTCCATAGCCGTTCTACTAAAAGTATAAGAGCGACCTGCATATAATCTGTGACCTGTTGTTCCTGATTGACTAGCACTTGTGCCGTCAAAACGAACAAAAGCATCTGCATCCTGAACATCAAGAGCAATATACTTAGTTAAAGCATTATATGTAGTTGTCTTACCCTCTGCTGTTGAGCTACTATCGAGAACAATTTTCTCCATAGTTGTACCCTGTGTAGGCTTTGGATATAGGTTGGTTACAAATGAATTAGGCATATTAGTATTCTATGTTAAATGTCAACGGCTTTGGCGATTGACATAGGTTGAAAATTTTTGATTTATTGAGTTATTGTTAGACCTAATATCTATCTTTTCTAACTCGATGTCTAAATAGTTTTTGGCTAGTTGCTCTTCAGCAAGAGCCTTTCCATGCTGACCATCCATTCGTAAAAAGTCTGCATAAGCTGCATGGGCTATAAAATAAAAGAACTCAGCAGGAATGCTTGAATTTTCTGTAAATGCAGTTAATATTTTTTTATAAGTAACAAATGCAGATGTTGCTTCAGAACTAACTATATTAAGTATATTAGCTCCATTTGAATCCACAAAAAAATCGTACTCTAATGCAGAATTATTTAAGAATGCTCTTTTACGATGAATCCTAATGAACTCTGCTATTTCATCTTTTGCAGGAGATGTTTGAGTATAAGGTATTAAGTTATCAGAACTTATAGTTCTTTCTTCTGATATAACTAAATATCGGGGCCATACAGGACTAATATTATAAGCCTCAAATGCTCTACGATTTACAAAATTTAATATTTGGTTTTTTTCCTCATCTGTAAAGGAAAAAACACCTGCTAAAGATTTAATTAAATTTTCTAAATCTGAATATGATTTTACCTGCATTATATTTTATTTGGTGATAAGTCAGAAAACTTCTTCTGATAGTATTTTAAAAATTCTTTGGAATGCACTTGATCGTGTCCGTATTTATTCGTAAGTCTAAAGAACTCACGAGCAGGCATTGTTGCTACGCATCTACCCAATGTAGGATGTGTTTTGCCTTTTGTTAGTTGTGCTTCCTTTCTAGCGATAGATACTCTTTCGTGCTCTGTTCGCTTTTCAATCTCAAAGCCATTGATAAGCTCTTTCATGAATGCCTGGTCAATTTCACCATCTGTGAAACTTCTAGGTAAGTCTGTAATAATATCAGTCATAAAATAAAAGGTAGGGGGCTTTCGCCCCCATACCAAGAATTATTTAGGCTTGTGAGAAGCGTAATGGATCGAATACACGAATTCCAATAATAACTTCACCAGCAGTTACATTACCGGTAGTACCACCAAATGTGTAAATTACATCAGTAGCTGATGATTTTTGCTCAACAGGTTGAGCACCACCAGCAATAGTAGTATTTCCAGCAGATTGTACAAATGATGTACCTGTGTTATAAACAGGTGCTCCATTGTTTGCATCTAAATCAAAGTTGTCGATAAGTGTATCAACATCTGTTCCTGTACCAACATCAAGAGTAATATCAGTTGCTCCAGAAATTGCACTTGATTCAGTAGCGAAAGCTACATCGATTGCACCTCCAGCAGGAATAGAAGCGAATTTTACGCTACTTGTTCCAGCTGCGACAATATCTGCGGCTGTTAGTCGAATGACATGGGTGAAATCACCATTAGCTTCATTTATAGTTAGTTTACTCATAATTATATACCTCCTAGTTATTAAGCAATTGTTGTGATTTTACCGTGAGCTTGTGGATGATACACACCTAATGTAAGTGAGCAATCCACATAACCACGCTCACCACCACCAAGATTTGGTAGACGAGTTGAGCCCATTGGAATTAATTCATGAACACCGTAGTATTCAGGATTAACTAAGTAACCTGTGTCCTTGTTAGTTGTATCAGGAGCACAATCAGGGTTCATGTTGATGATTGAAACCACTCCGTGATCTGACTGATAAAGCTCAACAGATAGACGAATTGTTCCTGAGTCACCACTTACATTGAACTCACGATTTTCACCTGAAACACCAATACGAGCAAAGTCAGAAATAACTCTGCGTAATGCAGTATCAGCAACTAGTGTAAGACTGTTAGTTGTTCCTGTTTCACGGTAGATTGATGTAATCAAGTCATTAAACTCTGATTCTAACAATGTAGAAGCATCTTCTTTAATAGAAGTTGTAGGAGTACGGAATGATTCTGGAACAGGGTTGGTTGTTTGAGCACCATTCTGAATCCATTTACCTAATCCACGAAGTTTGTAAGGTGTACCTGCTCCATCTTCTGCAGACATTTCATTGTCTGATAATAATGTAGCTTCGACATCACGCTTTAACTCACGGATAGCTTTTGCTTCTGCTTGAGCAATCTTTGCAGGCCCAACAGAATCAACTGCTTCTTGTAGGTCAGATACCATGTAGTCTCTACGGAACTTCTGAGTGTAGTTACCAAGACGAGCACGACCTGAGAATTTGTCTGTGAATGATGTTACATCAGCACCTTCTGAAACACCTGCTGTGCTTACATCGGCTAATGAATCTACTGTCCACTCTACGAAAGTGGATGACGCTCTCTGCTTAGATGCAGAGGAAAGAACTGGCGTTTCTTCAGGTGCAAGAATTGACAAGACATCTGTCAAGTCTTCACGATTGGAAACAGCAGAACCGGGTCCGCTTAGTACGGACTTTGTTGGATCATATGTGTCTGAAAATGACATAACTTATATTATTTAACGATTTGATAATTGAAGGGTTCTGAGAGATATGAAATCACTTTTGTTGCCAGATGTTTTAAATCGTTGAGAAAGCTCTTTTACGGCTTTAGAAGATTTGCTTACAGTTTTTTCAGATTTTGATGCTGATGGAGTTCCTGTTGTCGGTGGATTCAACTTAGGTGAAACGGCAGTTTCTTTAACAAGTTTTCTGCCGTACATACTGTTTGCTGCGTGAGCAATAAGATAATTTAACTGAGCACCCACTTCCGGGTCTACGGACTCTTCTAACTTTACAAAGCGTGGATCATTGATCATTGCTTCATAACGCTTACGAGTATCATTATCTTCTCCTTGCATCCAGGACAACTCTTTCTCGGCTTGCTCTTGAAAGCTAGACTTCAGCATTTTAGCTTGTTCTACTTTCTGAATGGACTTCAGTTGTGCAGGTAAGAATTTGTCTCTTGACTTACGAGCATTTAATAGGCTCTTTCTTACTTCTGCCTTTGTGAGTCCTTTGCCTTCGACAGTAGTTATCTCATCATGTGCTCCGTATTCATCTGCGTTAAACAATACTTCTTCTGCCCATTCAATAACCTTATTTATTTCTTGTGCTTTACCCTGTAAATCTTCTAATGTATTTAAATCAGAATAAGGATTTTCAGCAATCTCTGGTTCTTTTTCTAATGGGTTTTGCTTACCAAGTTCGGCTTCAAGGGCTTTTACCTTTTCTTCTGCAGCTTTACGCTTTGCAGTAAGTTCACCAAACCTTGCGACTGCACGGCTTCCAAGTTTATCAGATAACTCTCTGAGTTCCTCATCAGACATTTCGTCTAAATCTAACTGTGAAAGAACATCTTCAGAAGACTCCTCTTCCGTAACTTCTTCTGTTGTACTCTCATCAACAGCTTCTGCTACTTCTTCGACTTCTTCTTCAACAACTGGTGCTTCTTCAGTTTCTTGAACTTCCTCTTTAGGTTGCTCTTGATTCTGCATTGCACCCAAGCGTCTTTGTATGTACTCTGACGCTGATATATTTGACAATGTATTCGCCTCTGTTTCTTCGGATTGGGCGGCTTCCGATGTGACTTCTTGTTGCATAACTAATTGTTTCCACTTCTTGACGCTGAAGCGTTAGCGATAAATGTATTATATAGGATACTACAAGTCTTTATTTAGCCTACCCATATGTTTTAACTGCAGTCCGTTCCAATCTACTATTTTTAGTATTTGATCGTAGGCTAATATCATTCCTGACAGTTGTTGAACTTGCTCTTTATCTGATTCAAATAATGAAGCAATGGATTCTTCTCGTAGTGAATAAATCGTTTCTATGAATCTTGCGAAGGACTCATGCTGATTTAGTGTTTTTATATCTTCTTCTAAATTTACTAAACTCATTACATCTGTTGTGTTTGCATTCCTCCCATTTGTGCAGGAGCAGTACCTATACGACCAATTTGTGCATTCTGTGCTTGTTGCATCATAAATGTATATTGACCAGCATATTTCTCAAGTCTAGCTGCAAAGCTCTCATCCTGTTGTAGGCGAGCTGCAATATCTTCTTGAGCAGTATATTGTTGGATAACTTGCAATGCAATCTGTGCACCATTTGGTCTTGCAGGCATTTCAATACCAGCGAAGATTTTTGTCAAGTCATCAGTAACATCTTTTACCATTTGTTGCTGTGCTTGCTCTGCAGGTTGTAAGATACTATCAGCTAGTACAGGATCAATTGCACCTGCTACTACATCAAGTAAGCTATCCATATTTATTCTGCCACTTCGATCCAATGATGTAAGCGAAACTAACTGTTGTAGTTTGCTTGCCATTGTTTCTTGGTCAGTATTCAAAACATCGTAATTTATTAGAATATCAAAATTTTCATTAGGGTTGCCCTTGCTGAACATTTGAGGGTCAGGCACTCCTGTTACTCGGAAGAAAACACTATCAGGTCCGAATCTTTGGAAGCATCGGTATGACATACGCAGTACTTCTGCAGCGTGCTGCAAGAACTTATCAACTAAGAACTGCTTGCGAATCTGCGAGATTTGAGATGTTTCATCCAATCCACAAAGTCTATCTGCTTGTGCTTCCATTGTTTTTTCTATTTCAATAGAACCAACAGGGCTAGGTGGTGTAGGTGCAAAGTCTAAGTCTCCTTTTCTGCGATATGGAATCATTCTGCCAGGCCCCCAATCGGTTGGTGCTTGACCTACAGGATGCAGTATCGGAGGTAGAGTAGCTAGTGAGTTTCTATCTATTCTAGAATCACGCTCTACTTTTACTTGGTTTTGGATACCTCGAAGAATATCAGGTACTGTTTGTGTATCGTACAAACGCTTAGAATCCTCAGATAACTTACTTACTACTACAGGATAATCTTCGTATCCATTTAATAATTCAAATTTTGCAAAGCCTGGGGCTTCATCATTGCCATCGAACTCTTTGTGAAATACTGTGCAGTAAATACCTTCTGATCCATCCTCTTTGTCAATTAGTCTTTGATAACCATAAACAATCTCAATGAGTTCTTCTGCTTCATAAGCATTATCAGTAAGTGAAATACTGCGTCTACCTTCTTGCTCACGCTCAATGCTGTCAATATTTACACCTCTGTACTTATCAATTACATAAGAAACGAAATCTGCATCCCATCCATCGGTTACAACCTTGTTTTCTAGCTCTTGAGCAGTATAATAGGTCTTCCAGAAGCAATATGGGGCTCTCTGAGGGTCAGTAACATACGGAGGGAAGAAAAAATCTCCATCCGGTGCTAATGTTTTGACTTCAGGGGCATCAATTTGTCTTTGAACAACAGGTAATATTGCTTTTCCTGTTTTTCTAAGGTCTTTGATGGCTTTTCTC